AGAAGTAGCAGCAACCAAACCAGACTGCAGCGTTATGAGTTGTTCAAGACCAGACTGCAACTTGATTTGAGGGGTGTTAATGTGAGGAATAAGCTTGGGGCCCGATGGGACAGCGAGCTCAAAGTCGCCAGCTGCACAGACTTCAACCATAAAAGTGATCTCTGCCGGCGCAACGGGTGGAGCCTGAAGCTCGTCATAAACAAACATGGAAAGGGAACCAATCCAACCACAGAGCTCAGTGTAAGGAAACTCAGAGGTATACGGAACATCAAACTCGAACGAGTTACCGTCGCGCAAATCGAAAATCTTGGAATATGATGCTGGCATAAGATTGGCTGCTGTAGTGGAGTTAGGTATAACAATATCTGTTCCGACAGCAAGTCTGCCGGTGTTCTGACCAGCATTGCGGATAATATAAGAACCCCTATCGGGATTAAAAACCACCATAACGCGACCAGCGTGCAAAGGAGTCTTACAAAAAGTAAAGCGATAGCGAAAGGAGCCCCTCCACTGGCGGAACATGCTAGCAAAATAAAGTTGATTGGAGACGACAATTGCGTTCCTAAACTCAGGCGAGCCCTCGGGATTGGCGGGAATGGACCTGTTAGCGGCAACGTTAAAGCCGAGACAATCGCGGTGCCACATGGTGATAGGCGAAACGTAAGTAGCGTAAATTGGCTGGTTAGTTGGCGTGGAAGTATTGAGCTTGCCCATGCAAATGTAAGACCAGCGTGACAAAACAAAAGCCAAAGACATCTCATCCACATCAGTCCCGGCAAAGGAAGGATCCACTGTTAAATGGTTGTCACACGTGGGGCCCGCAATTGGTACACACGATGGCGAGTCGACGTTAAACTCCCTAATGTGCCTCTCTGCCGTATAAGGCTTCACCTCAGTGACAATCGCAGGTTTGGAATAGCCAAAAGAGCGCACAGCGCCTGCAGCACCGCGTAAAAACCAAGACGCTGGACCTGAAATAGAGGAAAGTGATGGAATGCCCTTACCCAAAAAGCGCATGGTTTGGGAAGCGGATGCAAGAGCTGAAGATAAGGGGCGGGAATCAGAAAGTTCGGAATCAAGGGCTGACAACCCACTCTGGATTGTAATAGCAGAAGTAGCCAAAGGAACCGCGCCAAAAAGCTCAACATTCTCAAGATGCATAAGCAGGGTCCAATTAGGTGACTGACCACCGGGACCCGTAGCTGAAGGTAACAAATTAGACAGGACTACCCTACCATAAGAAAGCTCGCCATCACTTTGTTGCCGCAACACAGAATAGTCTGCAGGGCTCATGAAAGGAACCCGCAGTACGACCATAGTAGTGTTAGCAACGTCAAGGCGGACGTGTGGCAAATTCACTAAAGTGCCAACGTGGCTTGTGCGACTGAAGCCAGGCGCATCTCCATACTCCCATGCTAGGGCAATAATGCCCTGCGTAAAAGGAGTAGCGGCAACTTGCATTGTGAAAACTAAGTCGGCGCGAATGCCATTGGCGCCCTGAAAGCGACTAGACAAATTAGCATTATTACTCAAAAAGTCTCTGAAAGTGCCAGAAAGGCTGAAGAAAGAGCCATAAGCCGTTGGTAAGTTGCCACGTCCAACAACTACTGGTCGAGCAGCGTACTCTCGCAAATCTTGTACTCCGGCTTGAGAAGTAGTCAAAGGCCTGATGACGCGATGAGTGCCAAAAACATCAACGCG